ACCGCACCACCCTTTCGGGACCTACCAATGGTAGGGGGACCGCCTCGCGGCGGTTTGGGGAATCACCCCAGTGTGTAGATAGTCAACCTCTTGTACCCACCGTCCTCGTCGGACAGCGGGAAAGCCACAGCCTTCACAACTTCTCCATCCTCGAACTTGTGGTCCGGGATAGCGACGTTGTCAACCAAGGAGGAAAAACCTCGCTGGAACGCAGCCAGGAACTTTGCGTTCCTTTTTGCTTCATCGGGCTTGCACAGGAAGTCTGGTAAGACCTCAGCTGCGCTTCGGTGATAAACCGAGTAGCTAGGTAACACGAAGTCCGTAGGCAAGGCGGGACGGGTGTCCTTTCTTGCTTTCACGGTAAACGTGTCGAAGAAGTAGCCTGCATATCCTGAACGGGTGTGCCGTTCCTTCCGCTTGCGAGGGTAATCCCCAAGCAAGTGTCCGTCTCCGTACCCTTCCGGGCCGAAGATGTGAAGTGAAGGATGAATGAACGTGTCCAGTACATGACTGGCGAAATCGTCCAAACCACGTCGCTTGTAGAAATTATGCAACGTGAAGAGGCTCCGCGCGCTTACCCATTCTTTCTGGTAATACGGGCGGATGTTGACTCCTAGAAGAAAATCGGCACCACAAGACTCTCGAAAGGGTCCTGTGGCATATGACTTCTTCAAGTTGGGAATGAACCCAACTGCCGTCAGTAACTCAACAAGCGCTTCATAGCGCTTGGAGGGTATGATGATGTCGTCACCATAGACGCTCACCACCTCACCGGGTTCACAGACAGCACTAGCAAGAGCCCAGAAAATCAAGGACTCCAGGGGAAATGTAAAACCGTTCCCCATGCTAGAGAACTTCTCCAAGACCAACCGCTGACCGCGGTACTGGATTGCTCCAGTTCGTGCTCTTCCGAGCCCGACGGCCCAGTCCAGAGGGAGAAGGTCATACACAAGCTCGATTGCTTCGCAATCTGAGGCCGACTTCAGGTCCAGCGTTGCTAAAGCGCCGGTTAAGGATCCCTCACGGGCAAGGCGTTGATTCCTTGTCTGGTCCTTGAGGTCCAAACCAAATGCCCCCAAACGTAAAACCATTTCGTCACCCAGCGCAAGCTGATAGAGGCCGTTTAACGGCGGCTCCGTGACAGTGGCTCTATACGTCTTGGCATTCTTCTTCGCGAACTCGAGTTTACCGTCGTTGATCACGACGGAAATCGAGTACCAGTCTTCTTCATCTGTCTTGACCAGGCACGAAGCCCAACCTTCACAGAGGACTGGCAACTCTCTCAAAAGCGGCACTGCCGCCGGAAAGAGTTCCGCGCTACACGCGACACCAGCCGCGAATTTCTCGCGAACTGATGCCATACGCTTTTTTGTTAGCGTTGTAGCTCCCTTACCGAAACGATATCCGAGCTGTTCAAAGCTCGGGAACGCACCCAGGACTTTGGAGATTTTCCGCTGAGCCACAAAAAGCTGTGACTCTACGGCAGGGGAAAAACAAAATTTTCCCTGCTTCCGCAGTCTGAAGATGTTGTTCGTGTCGAAGCACAAATGTTCGGCTGAATTGAACGCATCGAGCGCTGCTTGTTCTTTGTCAAAGCCCACATCAAGGGACTCCAACTTCGAAAAGAAAGCTAAGGCCTGCCTTTGATGGTAGGCTGACTCGACCGACTGACCCCCTGGGCCGAAGTCGTTATAGTCCAATTCAAACTCAACAAGTCCGCGCAGGTCATCCCTTCTGATGAGAGATTTGATGCGCGCACCGCCGGGCCCTGCGGCTTCGGCGTGAGCGAGAGCGAGGCTCTTCAGGATGTCTATCGACTCTGACGAGCTATATTCCTCTGTCCAATGTGCAATTTTGCGCATATGATACCCATAAGGTTAAGGAGGGAGGAACGGCGCTGGGACATCATCCCGATGTTCAGCGCTTCCCTGACGAGGTGATCCGCAGGAGGACTTGGAGGACCCCCTTTACAATCACCACCAGAACCACCACAAAGGCTGGCATCCGGCTTCGTCACGTAACCTGAATCAGCTGATCGCTGAGCTCAGGCCACGGGCCAGTAGTGACAGGCGCCACACTGGTCGAGACATTACCCTGGAGATTGATCGACATCTGCCTCGCAAGGCGGCGGCCGGCAATCACAGAGCGCTCGTGAGCGTACTCGACACTCTCATATGTGTCGACGTACGCCACCTTCGGGGGAGCGGTGTAACCCGCCGAGTTCTGCCCCGAGATCGATTCCATCACTGGAACCTCAACGCGACCAGCGATCCGGAACACGCCAGACGGAAGCTTCTTCTTGATCTGGGTGAAACGGATTTGAGCGTAATCAGGAACCCCCGCAAGGGACTCCTTCCAGACGGCCTTGATAGACCCGTCCGGCAGACGCTCAATACCCTCGGGTACCAGAGTATGGCTGACCGGGGTCGCAGCACCGTCGAACACGGTGATATTGGCTTGTTGTGCCATTGGTTACGCAGTAAAGGTTACTTGTAACCTTTACCTCCATGGTTGGAGATTAAGAGAGCGACGGCGTTAGTCATGTGGGCCCATGAAAGGCTTTTTGACAGCGGCTTAGTCACTGGCGGTCTAACTGCTAGCGTCGTACTAACAGTCCTAGAGAAGTACACTCTGGAGAAGAGTGCCTCACCATCCGAGGGTACCTTTGTAAAGTACTTCGGACCGGTCGGCTCATAGGCCCGACCGACGCGCTTATCGCTCGTGATGAATGTGGCATCAAGTCCTTGGGCGAACCCTCGGGCCGTGAGCCAGTCACCCAGCGGGATAAACCAATCGGCAATGAAGCTGAACGGTGTAAGTTCCCACAGGACGACCTCCGGATCTAATAAACCAAGAAGCTTAGGAATGGTCGGCTTCTCTCGGAATCGGGCGATCAGCCCTTTCCGTTGTTCCTTCAGACCCTTTGCCTCAATCTGGAAGCCCCTGATATTACAATAATCAGGGACATTTGTTAACCGCGTTTGCGGTAGCCTCACAGACCGAGAAACACGATACGTCTTTTGGACGGGCGTGTTGAGAGCATGAGCGAGTGCTTCAGCCCCCCCCACGACATCGTTTAGTAACGGTTTCCAACCGTACTCCAACGAGAGGTGGTTCGATGCCAGCGATTTTGCTGGCTTGAATTTACGGACTCTTCCCGAGTTCGTGTCGAACAGTGCCTTGTGCGCGGCGACAAAATTACCGCGTTTCATGGCAGCCATATATCGCGCTAAGCGTATGGCGGCATTGGATATTAGATCCATGCTCTGTCCCAACTCCCCAAGTGCCACGGCAGCATTAAAGTCGCTGCCAATGACCTTCTCTCGAAGCTTATTGATGAGTTTGATGTCATCATTAGCATTGAAGAGAACCGACGGTGCCCAATCCTGGACACAGAAGACCATCCCGGAACCAATGCTCTCCGTTGCCGGAAAACATATTTTGGGATAGTACTGCTTGTAGGAGTCTTGCAAGTAGAATTTCGAAACGTCTCGCATATAGAACTCATCCATTGTATATGGATTGTCTTGCAGACGGGCACGCTTTGGTTTCCGTGCCGGGTTTCGATCAGTACCTGCATAGGGCGTAGGGACTGCTCCACGATCTGGAGTCAATCTCTCAACGAGTGGTGAACTCTCGTTGAGGCCCGCATCATCCTCTCTTTTCCGCAGTGCGGTAGGAAGGAGGTTGATGACCGACGCAGGGTAGATTCCCTTTGCGTCTTCAGCTGACGTAATGCGGAATTTGACATTACGTGATGAACTTACGTGGGTCACAGCCCTAATAGGCACCCAAACCTCCCGTTTGACCCATCGGGTTTTACCCGACTTAGTCTTCTGGTAGGACATGTAAGTCACCTTGCGTGCGCCGACCTTCTTAATAACTGTCTTCGCGACTGGGTGTCGCTCAGTACGAGTCACTATTGAGTCGGTACCGGACCAGTTTCGAGTCCAGTATATTCGCGGGTTACCCGGCGAACACGCAGCAACGCCATTCCCCCTATTCCAACTTCCCGAGGACATTATTAGCCTCCTAGAAGCTGGCTGTTGAGGGGCTAGAAGGGTATCCCCCTAGCAGAGAGTCACTGCCGAATAAACGGTATGTAACAAACGGTCCGAATGATCTTCGGATGCCGATAGACCCCTT